GCTGGTATGCTGAAAGATCGTAAGCTTGGTAAAAAGCTTGAGAGTGATGTTGTCAACTACGTGTACGATAACGTTGACCATCTTACTGAGTTGTCTCTGCGTACTGTACTGAAAGTTGCTGATCTGGCAGCTATCTGTGACAAGACTTGGGAAAAGGCTGCAAGCTTCACTTGTCTGTCACACAATGGTCGCAAGGCCAAGCTGATGGAAGCACAGAAGAAAGCTAAAGCATAACAGAAACATGCCATGCAAGCTAAGGCGCCCTTCGGGGCGCCTTTTTGTATGCGTATACAATAAAGAGGAAAACATGCATAAATATTTGTATGTGGGGTCTAATCTTTTTCTTCCTGATTTTAATAATCATCTTTTGGGACACTTAGTTTCCTGAATTCCCTTGACAATTGTAATCCGTTGATGTATAATGTGTTTATAGTTAATTTTTTAAGGAGAATTCTAAAAATGACAATCTTGACTAAGAAAGGCGCCCTACTTAATGGGCTACGCGCACATGACCGTGGGCTAACAGCAGCACAGATTACAGCACGTTATGGCGTTACAAACGTTTCAGCAACAGCAAGTGATCTACGCATGGAAGGCTTTGCAATCTATGCAAACCCACAGACTGATTCTAAGGGTCGCACAAAGACGTTCTATCGTCTTGGCACACCTTCTCGCGCAGTTGTGGCAGCAGGTTACGCAGCACTAGCATCGTAATACTAGCAAATTGAATTGGGGCTTCGGCCCCTTTCTTTTATGACAAATTTAGTAGTACATTGTAAGCGCGACAAATACGATGTATATATTGGTCGCCCTGGGCCGTGGGGAAATCCATTCGAAATAGGAAAGGATGGTACACGGGAAGGGGTGGTCGAGAAGTACGCTGAGTGGCTACTGGCTCAACCAGAGTTGGTAGAACAGGCGAAGACAGAATTGAAAGACAAAGTACTAGGATGTTGGTGCGCACCGAAATTGTGTCACGGCGACATTCTAGTAGAATTAGCAAATGAATAAGAGACAGAGACTAAATCTAATTATTAGGATACTGAAGCGTTATCAATGCGAACAACCGAGTCGTTTTGATGAATACGCAGAAGCTATTCGATATATTGAATGGATTTGTATTAAATGAAATGGCTCGTTAGTTCAGTGGCAGAACAGGCGCTTCTAAACCGTATCAGTCCAGGGTTCGATTCCCTGACGAGCCTCCAAATTTAGGAACGATATGAACAAGGCACCAAGCAAACTAGCTGAACTTGTCCAAGAAGGGATGAAAAATTCTGACTTCGCAGAAGGATATAAGAGTGCAGCAATTGAGCAAGACGGCGATGATTGGGATTGTGGTTGTCCAGAAGGCGCAGAAGAAAAGTGTGTCTCCGTAGTCTGTCCACGTAAATAGATGAAAACGTGTAAACATAGCGAAAGTCGAAATGAAGTTGGCCTCTGTTGGGGCTGTAAAGCTAACAGAAAAGCGGCGTATGATTTAACTGGAACGCATGATCCAGAAGAACAGAAGCAATACTGGAATGACGTTTGGGATCATGTTCGTAAACTAAAACGAGCAAAGTTTAAACGAAAATTGCAAGGCTGATGTGCCGCTGGGCGGATAAGGGCTTCTAAAACCTGGATATGCGGGTTCGAATCCCGCCATCAGCGCAAAGAGATAAATAAAAGTATGAGTAAATGGTTGACAAAGCTGTACGTAGGTGTTACAATTGGTACATGGGTTAAGAGATTCTTCATTGCCCTGGTGCTTGCCTTTGTATGGTTTGTACTTGACTATTACTTTAATGTCCATTTACCAATGATGCGACACGGCATGGAAGTAAACTAAGGAGAAATGATATGACATAGATCAATTCAATACGCGGTCCCTAATATGGGTTGTTTGACCATCCCCGAGCATTCGCTCACAAACAACATAAACTTATTAGGAGAACCACAATGGAAAACTTAAACATTGAAAATGCAAAAACACGATTCTTTGAATCAAAAGAACACTATCTAAATTTTAAACAAGCGTGGAAAGACTTCCACAATAGCGACAAACTCGTATGGCGCGAAGACGTTGAGGTATACTCGTATAACCTCGAACGTAACGTAACCATGCGTAACGTGAAGCACACTTCGCTATCTGCGCAACATTACATGCTCTATAACCTACTCCGTGAGTATGGTATTCAGCGCGGCTTCACTCCACCAAAGGATGCGAAAGATCACCAGAAATGGGATACTTGCTACTATACTGCTTCGGAAATCTATCGTACATCTAAGCGACTAGCCGACATTAACAGTACTTCAAAATCTTCGCGTGAATATGCGCGTAAAGATATTGATGCGCTGTTGCTGCCATTTGGTGGACACGTTTCACACGAAGCATTGCGTGGTATTGGTGAATGGGTAAGCATTATGATCCACAACAATCAAAACTATCCACAGTTCGAAGTCGAAGAATACAAGGACTTTACAGAAGCGGAAGAAGCGCAGAATAAGCTATCAATCGCAGAGCGAATCAAAGAGTGGAGGGCTGCATAATGAATCAGCAAGATATTGAAACCTATGCGCGGGTACACAGCGCAGTCGAAGACCTAGCAGAAAAATATGTGAGCCAGTTTGGTACTGGTGGTCGAGAGTATGTGTCAGATTTTGAAGTAGACACAGACGGCTCAATACAGATAGGGACAGAGGAATCGCATTGCGGTTGTTGTGGCCCTGATTATAATTCGTATAATATTCCCCTCTCATACTTAACTGACAGCGATTGGGTTAACACTGAAAAGAATAGTCGCGCAGAGAAGAAACGAAAGTTAGAGAAAGACAGGGCTGCAAAGGCAGCAGTACGGAAGAAAGAGAAAGCCATTAAAGATGCTGCAAAGAAGAAAAGACTTGAGGCTGAACGTTATCAAGAATTTTTGGATATGAAGAAGGAGTACGAAAGCAAGTAAGTGAATTATGGGGGCAGCTTTGGCAGGTACTCGGGGTAGAGTTAATCAGCGCGGCCAGTTGGTTATTGCATCACTGCAATGAGCAGACGAGGACGGTACTACACAAGTTAGGTGAGTAAGATTACGGCCAACAATCACAAAATAAACCTTGTGCGGGTTCAATTCCCACCCTGCCTCCACCATTTTAATTATCGGGGCATAGCTCAGTGGTCAGAGCATTCGTAATGCAAACGTGGCGGGACATGGCCCGTTCGTCACAGCGATTTTATTTGGTGATAGAATAAACGGAAGGTCGGTAAAGCATTAGTTAGGTTTTCTGTTACGGCCAACAATGGAAAGCAAACCTAGTGTGGTTCGAATCCACCTGCCCCGCCCAATTAAACAGGCTCAACAGTAAAATGTTGGGCCTGTTCTTTTGAGAAAGCTATTACTGAGTCCATGATTTTGAATTCGTATGCTTTTCCAGCAGTACTAAGATGCGTTACGACTGCGCCCTCGACAAATCCCATCGTCATTAGTCGCTGCACATTGGGATCAGTTGCATCAACGGATGTTATAACACCCCTTTGTGATACGCCTAAATCAGTGATGCACATTAGTAGAAGCTTGGGTGGAAGTGTGCGACTGTGCCTTTATCTGCTGTGCCTGAGTATGAGACACCAATATTGTATGTGGCTTTTCTAAACGCATCGTTGATGCCTTTGAAGTTCTTATGGTCACGGCTGTTGAACTTCTCACCATCTGTGCGTTTGATTTGCACTGGCATGTCAACACTAATATCGTAATCACCTTCGTAATATTGGTCTGGATCATCAACCATATCTTCCATGTTTTTCCAAACAATGTCATAATGGTCAGTGAATTCTCTATCGAATCTCAACTCATTGATTCTATCCCAAGCTTTATCACTGTGCGGTGGAATGTCAAAAGCAACGAACCACGGCGTGTTATCATCAATCCAATCGTCAGACTGCTTTTCTATTTCTTGTCTGCGCAAATATTCGTCATTATCTTGCTTGCGTCGTTCATCTTTCGTAGGCCAGTCAAGTAAGTCGCCTGTCTCTGGATCAACAACGTTTGTGTCAACACTATCATCAGGCCCAAGACCAGATAAAAAGCGTTCTGCATCTTGGCTAGTTGCACCGTCAACTTCTGCCTCTTCTCCGCGCAAACCAGCAGGAACTTCAACTACTTCTTCTTCTAGTTCTGGATCGTACTTACCATCTGGGCGAACTGTTGGATCATATGCTAGATTGAATTGATCGTATGACCATTCGCCAGGGTACATTGTGATTACAGGACCACTGTGAAGCTTAATTTCAAATTCAGCTTGCCATGAACCATTTTCATCGCGATACTTGTCGCCTTTAATTACTTTACCAGTTTCGCCAACGTGTTCACCACTAATGGTACGTTCGATCTTAACAGTCTGACCAATCCATTTCTCGTAATCTTCATACGTTGCAAAGTTGTTATCTCCGCCACCAGCCCATGTATCTTCTTCTGCTTCTTCAATACTTTCTCTTGGTGTTGGTGTATCAAAGCGGAACTTGTCATATGCAAGTCTAGTTGCACGTTCTAGCTTATCTAGTTCACCATCACCAACGATATTCTCAATCTTTTGTGCGAATCCTTCCATGTCTCCATTGTGTGCAAGATGATAAAGTTCGCGGTAGCTGCCAGTGGTGTCTTTTATTTTAGCTTGGACAGCTTTAAAATCGTCGCCAGCACCAAGAGAATACACTTTACGTGCTAGTTTGCGCAGATAAAATGGCGACCAACGGAATCCATTTCCTTTAGCCATAGCTGGATACAGCGTAGTATCAAGAATGAGCATCCCAATAACAAGACCAGATATGCCGCCCATTACTGCGCCCATATCTTCTTCAATGCTTTCACCAGCACGAATGGCTTTACCAGCCTTCATGCCGCGAACAGCTTTATCACGCTCCATTTCCTCGTCACTTGCTATTTTTGGTTTGTCCCAGCCCCAAATGTCGTCCTCGCCAAGATCACGGAAGATGCTACGTACAAAGTGGTTAATGTCACTTGTACCAATGCCCTCGCCGCTGTCACGATACATTTCCATAACATGCTCTGCTTCATACTGAGTGGAACGCAATAGTTGTTCTTCTCCGCCAGCTAGTTCTACGCCTTTGTCCCATACATTCTGACTTTTCATCTTGTGAATAAAGCTATCCATCATGCTTAGAACATCATTTGGTAGATACATAGTCCAATCGTATTTGTCTAGAATGTTTTTCTTTGGAGCAGGTGGTGGTTCGTATCCTTCTGGATATTTTAGGTATGTGATTTCGCTGTCGCCTTCTTCAAGACTCTGTTCGTATTCACCACTTTCTATTTGGCTACGGAAAAAGTCTGCTGCTTCTTCACCATGTTTTTTGCTCACAAATGCGATCAGATTTTCGTCTGGTGTATTTGGGTTTGCACGATATAGCTCGTCCATTTCAGTTGCTAGTCTTGAGAAGTATCCTTCCTCGATTTGCTCGACAGATTCCATCAATTTGCGCATTTCGTTCATGTTGTATTCCCGTATAAATATATGATAACTCTTGTATTTATCAAGAATCTATGTTATAATACTCATATGAAGAAAACAGTTTTGGAGATAACGGACGAGGTGAATTGCCGATTCCACAATCTCGACATACTAACAAGAAGAAAACTAGTAGACGAAGTAAGCTTTTTCCTGGATTATGCACGACACACCCCTGCGTTTAAGTTGGGTAGGTGGGACGGTAAAGTGCGGTTCTGTGATATTGGCGGTCGTAGCTATATCAATTTGCTGGATCGACTATTGCCCATTGTTGAAAAACAGGGGTATGACGTTGAACTAGTCGATAACAGGGTGCCTACACAATTTGAATTTCAAGCAGTTAAAGAGGATAGCTATTCTCACATTGTTTGGCCTGATGGTCATAACTGTGCTGGTGAACCAATCGTTCTGCGTGACTATCAAGTTGATGTAATCAATGAATTTCTCGCCAACCCACAGGGCGTACAGAAAGTCAGTACTGGTGCTGGTAAAACAGTTGTAACAGCAATCTTATCACACAAAATCGAGCCATATGGTCGCTCATTGGTCATTGTGCCAAGCAAACAGCTTGTTAGACAGACTGAGAAGGACTATCAGAATCTTGGATTGGACGTTGGTGTATTCTTTGGCGACAGAAAAGAATATAACAAGACGCACACGATCTGTACGTGGCAAAGCTTGGAAGCACTCAACAAGAAATCCAAGTATTACGATCCAGAAATTTCACTAACTGATTTTATTGAAGATGTGGTATGTGTTATTGTTGATGAAGCGCATGGTGCGAAAGCTGATGCACTTAAAAAGCTAATGACAACGACATTTAAGCAAGTCCCATTGCGTTGGGGCTTGACAGGAACAATTCCAGAAGAAGAATCTGATGCAATCGCACTATATGCTTCCATTGGTAATCTAATCAACGAAGTTTCAGCAAAGGAACTACAAGACAGGGGCGTACTTGCCAAGTTGGATGTTCAAGTGAAACAATTACAAGACCCTATTCGCGCATTTGGCAGCTATCAAGCAGAGCTATCGTGGCTTGTGACTGATAATGCTAGATTACGTTGGCTTGCGGCGCATATAATGGAGCAATCAAAGACTGGCAACACACTCATCTTGGTTCAGCGTAAAAAGACTGGCAAAATGCTACAATCCATGATACCAGACTCAGTATATATTGATGGCAGCATGAAAGTCAAAGCCAGAGAAGTAGAATACGATGAAGTTAAAACATCGCATGGAAAAATTATCATTGCAACTGCGGGCGTAGCAGCAGTTGGCATTGACGTACCAAGAATTTTCAATCTTTATCTATTTGAGCCAGGCAAAAGTTTCATACGAGTAATACAAAGTATTGGTCGTGGCATTCGCATGGCGAAAGATAAAGATTACGTCAATGTATTTGACATTACATCGACTTGCAAGTTTGCAAAACGACATTTAACAAAAAGAAAGAAGTTCTATAAGAGTGAAGAATATCCTTTCACAATAACAAAAGTGGACTATACAAAATGCTAATATTAACAGAAGAAAACTTATCATACAATCTGGATCGAATTCCAGATGAAGTCGATGATGTACGCTATTGCGTATTAGACTGCTCAAGTCAACGAGAAACAGATTTTTACTGGCTCCCGTTAATCTTTCTTGAGTCATTTAACGCACCAGCAGTCGTGTTAGACATTGGGCCGTATCAAGTGCAGATGCCTCTTGATTGGTCAGTACTCGTATGCGACGATAACTACTCAGATTTGGAAGTAATGCCATTGACACAGTTGAATGATCGTGGATTTCACGCAATCACATTCAATCCACTTGAGCATATGGTTCCAGTATCATACGAAGTAAACATTTCAAACATCTATGCAGACGTAAAATGGTATTTTCCAAAATTGAAGAATGGTAACGTACTGACGATGCCACTAGAATTCGGAAATACACCACAATGTTCTTTGTTCGTTAAAGAAGGAAATAAAGTACCAGATCCGCTGGATATGGCAATCTTGTTCGATGGTTGATTTATTTGAATCTAAACAGCTTGGGAATGTCCCATATGTTGATGAAGACGATAATATAATCATATTACCAGGAATTGAATTTCGTCACCACTATAAGGTGCAGGAATGGATAAACGGCACAGATAGAAATGCTGATTTTGTCATCGTAATTACGCATATCGAACAAGAAAAAGACTACTTGAAAACAACAGTGGCCCTGAAGCCAACAACTGCGCGGGTCATGTTCTGGTGGAAACTACACGGACTTGACAAATTAGAACAGGAAATACTTGACTTCAAGCCAGAAAGATAGTATAATATGTCAATGTTGTACTTTATAGCAATCATCATAGTTATCGCTGCATTTGGTCTGGTCAAAATATTCACGCCAAACGAAGATGCTCTATCTAGATATTCGCGCCGCCGTGTTCCAGGGCTTGACCAACATTTAAAATCCGATAAATTTCTTCAAGAAGCGGAAGTGTTGCGCGAAATTGTCAATCGACATCGCACAATGGAACGCCAAAAGAGAGAGGAAAAGAAAAGTGATGCAGCAAGTTTACAAGCAACAATAGCGAAGCTAACAGAACAGCGCGATCTTGCATTGGGCGCGGCAATTACCCCCGAGTCTGTTGACGGCAACTGGATGTTTACTGATGATTACGGTAGAGATCACAGATTAATAAAAGCAGACGATGAAATAACATACGAAGATTGGATACACGTTTATGGCGGCGAAAAAGAAAGCAGCTAAAGTACCATTGAGAGAAATGCTCAACGCATTGGACAGAAACGATTTTGACTTTTATTCACGACTAGACAAAGAACAGAAGAAAGCATTTTCACCCTGGCTCGCAATGCGCTACGCAAGTTCTGCCAGTGGCACAGACGCATATCATTATCTATTGATGGTCAACGATCTTGTGAATGTTGATTTTAGCTCACTCAAGAAACACCCCGAATTACAATGGAAATTACTTGCGACTTGTGGCATAGGCCACACATCGTATCATAAGTACATTCAGCCTGGCAAAAAGAAAGCTAAAACAAAGCTACATAAATTTTTAGTAGAGTTGTATCCAACGTTGAATGAAAAAGAACGAGATTTGTTGTTGGCGCTTAACGACAAAGATGATTTAACACAATTAGCTAAGGACAATGGACTTAGCGACAAAGAGATAAAAGATTTATTCAAATGAGTTATATGGGAGAAAGACACGTAATTGGTCAACGAGAAGTAAGCGATTATACTGAAGAATTGGCATGGAAGCGATCAGGTTTTAATGATCGAGAAGCACTAGAACAAGCTGTACGAGATTTGCCAATTGAAAAACAGGTCGCAATGCTTGTTGAGATTAAAATGCCAGAATTGGCAACTATGCTATGGAATGAAAAGCAGAATTTTCTACTTAACCTGGGACACAAAACTTGGGTTGATGGAGAAGAAATGTACAAGTACGCAACAGATACGTATACTGATAAACAGTGGATCATTAATGATGTTATTTGTTTTCAGCCTGAAGCAGTAGTAAACGGCGTGAGTGTAAGACAAATAAATGGAACACACAAAGAACGATTAATAGAACAAAGGAAAAAGAAATGAGTAACATTATAGTAGACGTAGAAGCAGACGGCCCATGCCCAGGGATGTACAGCATGGTATCGTTTGGTGCCGTCATACTTAGCGAAGGATTGAACAAAACATTTTACGGACAGCTTCGTCCATTGGACGATGCTACTGCTGATTACATTCCAGAAGCACTCGCTGTTTCTGGACACAGTAGAGAAGAAGTAATGACGTTTCGTGATCCAAAATTCGTTATGCAAGAATTTGCATCTTGGATTACCAAGGAGAGCAAAGGTCGTCCCATCTTTTGGGCAGACAACAATGGGTTTGATTGGGCGTACATCAATTACTACTTCCACAGATTCTATGGCAGCAATCCATTCGGGTTCAGTTCGCAGAACATAAATAGCTTGTATAAGGGAATTACGAGAGACTTGTTCGTGAGTTTCAAACACTTGCGTAAAACAAAACACACTCACCATCCTGTCGATGATGCAAAAGGAAATGCAGAAGCGTTAATAGCGATGCGTGACTTTAAGAATTTGAAGATAAACGTTGACAGCTAAACAAAAATATGCATGTGGCTTTTGCAAGAAAGCGTTTTCCAGCGAGAGAACGCTTTCTAGTCATATGTGCGTTAAGAAACGGCGACACTTGGACAAAGATAGTGTAGCTTCACGTATGGGACTACAGTTGTATGGTCGATTCTATGAACTGAATACTGCACAAAAGAATTCAAAGACCATTGACGAATTTATCAACAGCAAATATTATACAGCATTTATCAAGTTTGCACGTAGACTCATGGATTTACGTCCAGTGGATCAAAGCCGATTTATAGATTATGTATTTCGCAATGGTTTCAAAGAACGCGACTGGTGCAAAGACAAAGTGTATGAATCGTATATCGTAGACTTACTTTCAAAAGAACCAGCAGATCGTGGACTAGAACGTAGCATCAAAACTATGGAAACATGGGGTGAGAAGTACGAGAAACCATTTAACGAATTTTTCATTCACGTTGCACCATCAGAAGCTACGCACTTAGTTAAGATGGGCAAAATTTCTCCGTGGGTTTTATACTTGGCAGAAACATCTGATTCATTGTGGGACAGATTATCAGACGAGCAAGCAAACATTATTGCATCAGTCATTGATCCGAAAGTGTGGCGAGCAAAATTTGAATTGAAGAAAGACGATTGTTCCTTCACCAGAGAAATCTTACGGGATGCACAGATATAATGAAAGTAAACGTAAATGATATTGGTGGAACAGTGGTTAAGCGCGACGATAGATATGTTGTCACAGATAATCCATTTGGAAATTCATTAGTTCTTAGCAGTACACAGTTGGAGTCAGGACACGAAACAACTGGACACAAGCACGAAGGCCAAGAAGAAGTATATTTCTTCGTCGGCGGAGCAGGACAGATGCAACTAGACGATGAAACATTTTCTGTAAGAACAGATGATATAGTACTCATCAAAGATGGCGTGTTTCACAAAGTATTTAATACTGGAACAGCACCACTATCTTTTATTTGCGTGTTTGATGGTAAACGATATGAAAGTTAATACAGACGTAGACATTGACGTATTCGATAGAGACATACTGCTAAAAAATATGCGGTATGTAATTGCACGGATTGAAAAAGATGGTGAGTTCACAAAACACAACACTGGCGTATATTTTCAGCCAATCCCACATGACCCGTTGACAAACATCGCAACGATAGATCACAAAGAAGCAAATGACTTGGGCTATTTCAAGATAGACTTTCTAAATAATAGTGTATACAAAGGCATTCGTGATGAAGCGCATTTGCAAGAGCTAGTTGATATAGAGCCACAGTGGGATTTATTAGTGCATAAAGAGATTGTCGAAAAACTTGTGCATGTTCATAATTATTCTGATTTGGTTGCGAGATTAATGCCAAACTCTATACAGCAACTAGCAATGATCCTGGCAATCATTCGACCAGCAAAAGCGCATCTGCGAAATAGCACATGGGATGAAATTGAACAAGCAGTATGGGAAAAGCCAGCAGACGGTAGTTACTTTTTCAAGAAGTCACACGCACATGCGTTTGCATTATCAATTGTAGTACAATTAAACTTAATGGTAGAAGAAGCACTGAAAGCATCATAATGGAAGACGAATCACCAAACGACTACATCAACATAACCAAGAGTGACCCCATGTTAATGAAGGTCGGTGATGGTTATGTAATTGGGTGTATTGTGGCAGAGATAAATCACATGACCGCAGAATTCAAGCAGTACCATGAAATCATTGACGATTCACCACCAGAAAAAGAAGTTTTCAAAATGTTGCTAGAAAAAGAGTTCGTGCCAGCGTATAGCGAACGATGGGTCATGGGGTATGACTGAAGAAAAATTAACAACGCCGTGGAATGATTACGAATATCTCATCACACAAAGCGATCCATATTTGCTCTATAATGACATAGAGCATCGGTATACGCTCGCCATTACGGAGAATGTTTTTGTTTACGAGAAAGGTGGAGAAGTGTTGAAGAATGCGTTTGAGCAAGAGATCGTTATAGATGAAACTCCAACAGAAAAAGACATTTTCACATATAAACTTAAGGGTGAAACTCGATCAGATCACCTTGCTGACCCAAGAGATAACTAGCAGCAACACGCTCATACACTTTTTTGTCTAGCATGTTTTGCAGAACCCTCAAGTGTTCTATTGATTTATCCCAATCCTTATACCCTAGTGCAACCGCAGCTTCGCGTCCATGATATTGTGCTGCGTTATAGACAGGAATTTTTTCGTGTTCTTTTGAATATTCGATAAGCAGACGATGAAGTTTTTCAGCGTCAGTCTTATTTGCTCGCATGTTCTCATGCATTTCTTTCTCAAAGCCGTAGCCATGTGTGAGATACATTAGCCCACGCTTAACTTTTTCTTGGATGATGTCTTCTAGCCAGTAACCAGCGTCAGCGTGTTCAGTCATACGATGCGTTAGATCGCCAATATGTTCTACCACTGGTGAAAGCACACCACCGCCCATTGTGCGCTGTACGCGCAGCATAGCCATTTCTGGTGGCCCGCGCTGCAAGTCAGCAATAGCAAGAAATGCTTCTACTACATTTGGTGGCAGATTATCTTTTATTTCAAAGAGTCTCATCTGTTTACCCTTTTGCCTGAATCTGAGAATACTTGCTTTCGTAGTTTACAATTCAAACACCTGTGTTGTTCTACGTTGCGATTAGTTTTTCTTTCACGCGCTACGCCACCATCAAATGTCCATTCATGTCGCTGCCCATCGGGGCAACGTACATAATCTGTCTTCTTATAAATTTCAATTAATCTCATTCGAAACTCTCATCCCAGGGGCCAAGATTCCCTGATCGTGCTGCTTTAATCATGGCTTGTTCTGGTGTATATTCAATTATGTTCTCTGCATTCATTGTGTCACGATACTTTGCTGCGTCCATTACAAGTGGATCATCTTTGGATCGTGCGCTATCAATAACTTTCCCACTTAGTTCCAACCATCCGTGTGGGAAGCGTCTTCCCTCTATATTAGTAACGAATGCATGTACTAACTTGTATTTGTCTTGTACTTCAACTGGTTCATCTTTAATGAGTTCCATCATCTTACGCCACGAATTGTCGAAACAATGTAGCTTGGGACGTTCTTGAATCTCATATAGTCTCATGTACCAATTTTGCGTTTCAGTCTAAGCTGCGTAGCAAATCCCAATCCTGGAACCACTGAACCAACTTTCCAGCCAATCCACATTTCACTATACGTATCTGCACTGTTTAACCAAACACGACGATAGCCAGCAAATGCGCCACGATAGTTCCACCGTGTTGCAACTGCAACGCCAGCTTCTAACAAGTCGTGTGCTTCCATGCTTTTTCCATCCCAACCATCAGTTTCAAATTCATCTTTGTCGCTAAACAAGAATCGCATGTTATTGAGTGGATTACGAACTGCGAACCACCACCAACGAGGGAAAATCTTTTTGTACCAAAATTCTTGTACATACCTATCGAACCATTCTGGATAGCCTTCTTCTCTGTTGCCCCAAAGTGGGAGATTTTTCATATCTACATTAAATAGAAGTGCAAATGGAATTACGATAAACGCGCCAAGTGCCATGAATGGGATCATTGCTGCAATAACAAAAATCCATTGGATAATGTGAAGTAATTTTACGATAGGGTTCATGCGAAGTGAATCTCATATTTGTGTTTTTGCGCATAGTTGAGAATTTTCAACATACGATCAAACTTGTCTTTTAGATATTCCATATCAATCCCAGCACCAATCATGCGTGGGCCTTTCTTGCGTTCAATTTTATCCAAACCAGTTTCGGGGTCTGTACTGCGCACTGTACCAAAATCTTTCTGTGAATCTTCAGGATCTCTGGTGTGCTGATCTAGCTCACCTTCTTTGTTCATCAGTTGCATGATCTTACGTTTAACATCTGGAATTTCTTCTGGCTTGATTGTGTAGCCATAATCTGCGCCGTAGCCCAACGCACCCATGACTGCTTGTGCGTTCATGTTCGACAAGTTCATTTCTGGTGCATCAGAAACCATTTCTTGGTAATCGCCTTTGCCTTTGCAGAAGCCACAATCAATTGTTTCTAGCTGATGAACGAGTTCGACTTTCTTTTCGATACGTGCGATACGACGATCCATGAGTGTATCAACTTTCTTACGATCTGCTGCAATCTCAGCAAATTGTTCTTCAAATTTATCTTTGAGTTCAGGGTGATTCTTGATATTTGCATCGTAGAATGACTGAATGGTATGAGTTCTCATGTCGATACTTTCTTTCTTCTCCATGTACTCTTTGATTTTCTTATCCCAATTCATCAAATGCTCTTTGACTTCACCATCGCCTTTATAATATGTGCGACCAGTCTTGGGATTATAAAATGAGTCGATGCCAGTGCCGTCACAAAAATCACACGTAAGAACTGTGTCTTTTTGTGGTGCATCTGGAACCCACATTGTCATGGACTCTTTTAATTTGATAACTTCGAATAAACGCATACACGTATTTATCGCAAACCTACTTTTTAACTAGCTGTATCTGCCTGCGTTTGATGCGTTTTTGGAAAAGATTGTTGAGGGACGTAATTGGGCCGAACACAATGTCTGTGTTCTTGACTTGGACTGTGCGAATGTATGGCTTATAAGGTTCCATCTCGCCTTTTAGAAATATATTGATGGGCAGAATTCTGTTTGACTCATGCCACCAGATTTCACCCAATTCTAAAAAGAGTTTCTTCTCGTTTGAATCACTGATAGAATTAAAATCGTAAAAGCTGAGAATCTTATCATCTGCATTTTGGATAATGCATACGAATTCTATTTCTGCTGCGCGAACACAGCTAAGGAATGGGAATTGTTCTTGTATTAATTCTAGTTCATTTGGCTCCATAACAGCAAATATTTATAATATCGGAAAACCACACAGGTTTATTTGAGGAAAGAATATTAAAATGCGATAAATACATGCATGACTAATAGTATCATAAATTTGCTAAGTTGGGAAAACAGACTCGACTTGATGTACATTGACAGCCAAATACGGAGTTGCGAAGTGGTAAACAATAGCCCCCTCAATAAAATTACAATAAAATTACACAAAGGCGTGGACAATCAAGTTCGCTTTAGAGTACTGAACGCTGATCGTAAGCGTGTATCAGTAGATCATCTAGCAATGCGCGCTAGACTAGTGGACACACAAACTAAAGAGCGTGTACTTGAGCGTTGGGCTGATCTAGTCCCTAATTCTAAGGGTGACGTTCGATTGACAATTTATGAAGGCGATTTAATCAATATTGCGCCAGGATTCTACTCACTTGTGGTCACTGGACAAGAAACACTCGTCCCAGGCGAAACTACAAGCGACAATGTTAACACACCTTTCTACTTAGACCAAGGTGGCAACATCGTCGCTACGGTTGAAGTCGTAGATTCAGCAGATGTTACGCCAGATCCGTCAGTAGAACTACTTCCTGAAAATTGGACATTTACTGGACTCACTTTTGGTGGTAACGAGACAAAACGCAACTATCAAAGTTCAGCCATTGCTGGCGCAAGGGTCAAAAACCACCTTAACGCAGTTCATTCGTTCTCTGCAAAGACTACAGAGTTCACTGGAACGCTAGAATTATTTGGTTCCCTGGATTTGCAGCCGCCAGCCGATATTACAAACTATTTCCCAATTGATATTACGTCAGGGAGCCAAACCATCACATTTGATGATTACACGGGCATTACTTCACACACATTTGAAGCTAATTTCATGTGGATCAAGTTTGTCTACAAAACTGGTAACGTAACAGATGATTCAGTAGACTATGGCACGATAGACAAAGTCCTCTTTAGATAATCGTTGCTTTTTTATGCTAATTGTGCTATACTGATCGAATGGTAGTACAGGATTATTTAACAGACGCGATCACCCAAAATATCGGACCCTTAAAAGGAACTCCCAGCGGGTGGCAAAAACGGAATTGCATGATGTGCCATCATCGCGGGCATTCTGCCGACAAAAGAGGGCGTTTTGGAATCTTATTTACAGGTGACGGTGGAATAACACTCAATTGTTTCAACTGTGGCTTCATGACGGGCTGGCGAGTGGGATCATTGATTGGCGAAAAGATGGAATTCTTCTTAACGTGCATTGGTGTGCCAGAGCAAGACGTAAAACGGCTCAAATTCGAGTCTCACAAAGAATCTACGCACCAACAAATAACGGAATTCAAGCTGAAGGGTAATGTTACTGCAAAGTGGAAAGAAATTGAGTTTTTGAAAGAGTGTTATTCGTTCCGTTTTTGGATTGAACAAGAATGTGATGACAGAGACTTTCTAAAAGTGCTGAAATACGCTACTGATCGCGGAATTCTCGATGTTGACAAGATGTATTGGACACCATGCAGAGAACAGCGTGAGCGTAAGTACAATCGACGCATCGTTGTCCCGTATTATCACAAAGGAAAGATCGTTGGCTTCACAGGACGGCTCGCAAACGACTCACCAGACAAGTCTATACCAAAATACATGCAAGAAATGCCAGTATCTTACATATATGGCATGGATAATCAACAAGACTACGACAAAAAGTACGTAATCATCAGCGAAGGCATCTTTGATTCGATGATTGCGGACGGCATTGGCACTCTGCACAATAATATCAATGAAGATCAGGTTGCTCTTATAAATAGCATACCAGGTGAAAAGATATTATGTCCCGATAGAGACAAAGATGGCGACGATCTAATCGAAATCGCACTAGAAAACAAGTGGTCAGTCACATTTCCCAATTGGGGCCGCAACAAACATGGAAAACCAGTCAAAGATATTGGCGAAGCAACAGAACTGTATGGTCAGTTGCTTACGATCAAGAGTATCATTGATGAACGCGAACCAGGTTCGTACAACATAAGAATAAAAAGAAAAATGGATAAGATAAACTATGACTATTGAAAGCTATACTAAAGAGGTTGAAGATTTATTCGTTCAATTTCTGTACACAGACCCCGAAGTATTCGTAAGAGTAAAAAATATTCTACAACCAGCGTTTTTTGAAGACATTGACAACAGAAAAGTTGTAAAATTAATGATGGATTATACTGACGAACATCCAGCAATGCCATCAGACGCACAAATCGCCGCACTAACAGGACAGAAAATAGAGAAAATTGATGACAGTGAACGACACGTTGATTGGTTCATGGATGAGTTTGAAACTTTCTGTCAGAGAAAAGCTGCACAAGCAGCAGTATACGCTGGTCTTGATTTAATCAAAGAAGATAATCTCGGGGAACTACTTGAGAGCGTCAAGAAAGCAGCAGAACTGGCTATCGTTAAGGATCTTGGTATTGATTACTTTGAAAGTCCAGCAGATCGACTAAAAGATATGCGTGACAACAGTAAGATGGTGTCAACTGGTTGGAAATCTATCGACCAAAAACTGTACGGCGGACTAGAGAAAGGCACATTAACGATTTGGGCTGGACAATCTGGTGCTGGTAAGTCACTTTTCTTACAAAACCAAGCATTGAATTGGGCAGAACAGGGATTGAATGTAATTTACATCAGTTTAGAGCTAAGTGAGAATCTCACTTCTATGCGTATGGACGCAATGACTTCTGGTTTCAGCACGAAACAGATTATGAAGAATATTGATGAAGTTGATCTTAAAGTTCGTGCATTTGGTAAGAAAACTGGAAAGGGCAGCTTACAGATTAAGCAGCTACCAAACGCCAGTACTGCAAACGACATTCGCGCATACATCAAAGAGTACGAGACACAGAAACGCATCAAAGTTGATGCAGTACTTGTTGACTATCTTGACTTATGTGCGCCAATGGACAAGCGTGTAAGCCCATCTGATCTATTCGTTAAAGACAAATACGTTTCAGAAGAACTACGTAACTTGGCTATTGACTTAGATATTCTAATGGTTACAGCTAGTCAGTTGAATCGTGGTTCACACGACGAAATCGAGTTCAGTCATTCACACATCGCTGGTGGTATCTCTAAGATCAACACAGCAGATAACGTAATTGCGATTTTTACGACGATTTCTATGAAAGAAAGTGGCCGCTATCAGATTCAGTTTATGAAAACTCGATCATCTGCAGGTGTGGGTAGCAAAGTCGATCTGAAATTCGACATTGCATCACTACGTATTGTTGATTTGGAAGATGGTGAAGAGGATGCAACAATGGCTACAGCAGCAACTATTCTTGGCACACTCAAGAAATCCAATATCGTAACTGATGTAGAGGAAACGGAAGGTGAGAAAGCATCGCGATCTGGCGCGAATACCAAGCAATCTGCAAAAGCATTGCGCGATCTGGTGAAACGACGAAACATTTAACG